GGACATTCTACAGCCGAGACCCGCCGACGTCTGCACGTCGTGTTGGTCTGTGCTTCGTCGTCAGATGTTGGTCGCACCGATGGGGTGGCAATGAAACCTGGTGATACGTTTGGAGAGCGCACACTCGTGCGCAGGATTGAAGGCTACGGCCGCAAGCTTTGGCTCGTGCGGTGCTCGTGCGGCCAAGAGCAAGCAGTGCGCGAGAGCACGCTTGCGCGTGGAGAAGGTCGTGCGTGCGTGACGTGCTCGCGTAGGCGACAGGCCGCTGATCGCGTGGACGCACGGGAACAACTCGTCGAGCGACTCGGCATCTTCAACGTGCTCGAAGACGACGGCGAAAAGTACAGCGTGCGAAAGTTGCTGATTCAGTGCTCGAAATGCGGCACCATCAGCGAGCGGACCTACGCATCCGCGCTTGGGACGCAGTACTCGAAGAGCTGCCAACGCTGCAACCGAGAGCACGCAATGGTCCGCATCGTTGACGCGCTGAAGGCTAGAGGTCCGATGCGTCGAAGGCACATCGAACGCGTGGCCAGCGGGCTTCCGACGAAGATTCACCTTCTCTTAAACGAGATGGTCGAGCTTGGACGCGTGGTACGCTATCACACGCCAGAAGAAGGGATGCGCGCATGGGTGTACGAAGCGAAGGAATGATCCCGATCGGGTCTGAGTACGACTGGCGCTGCTGGCGATGCCGTCGAGTTGAAACGACCGACCGGAAGGGCGATCGCGTCGCGTTGCCTCGCGGATGGACCATCACGCCGCACGGCGTGACGACCTGCCGAGGCTGCACTACCGCCCGGAAGTGAGACGGAAAAGCCAAGCTAGGAGCCGTACCCACCATGGGCGCGGCCCTTCGTTTTTTGCGATCCCGGGTCCAATCTGCGGCAACGGCGCAACCGGAGGCGCCGCAACGGCAACAGACGGCGCCTGCGGCGCTTTGGCGGGCTCCGCGACAACAGACGGCGCGACGGTCGCCGCGACGCTTACGACCTCAGGACGGGCCGGTTCCGGCGCAGCGTCGGCAGGTAGTTTGCCGTCGTACTCTCGCGCAAGAAGACGAACCGACCTCGCGTAAGTCGCCGCGTCGCCCGTGTAGTATCCAGCCGAGCGCAGCGCGATCGCGTAATCATCCGCGCGGCCAGCCATCGCGAGCATCACCGCCGTGCGGTATCGCTTGCCGAGCAGGAACGCAACGTGCGAGCCGATGGCGTCGTCTAGCGTTTCAAAAGCGCGAAACTTGTTTACCGGATGCTTGCCCGAGAAGCGCAGAATAACGCGCCCATCATCGTCAACGCCTACGCGCTCGACCTTGGCCCCTGGAGGTGGCGTCGTGAGGTAAACGCGTGCGTCGTCTTCAGAGACGTGCTCCGTCGTAACGAAGTGCTGCCAGCAGCCGGCCCATGAAGACGAGCACTTCACGCCGCCGAAGTTGTAGTTCATCGTCGCCTGGAAGCGCCCGGTCTCAAGCGCCATCTGGCCGAAGAGAATCATCGCGCCCGCGCGTGTTGTCTGTTCTTTGCCAAGCTGCGCTTCGAGCTGAAGACGCAGAGCCATATAGACTTCGACCGGGCTCACCACGGTGCGCCTAGCAGGTAGCTCGCGCGCTGTCACTCGACGGGCAGGAGCGAGACAAGCTCGCGCAGGAGGTCATGGTCAGCTCCCTTGGCGTTCGCGCATGCCGTCGCAATGGCGTCTGCAATGCGCTTGTCCGCGATGCACGCAGCGGCAAGTAGCTTCTTTGCGGCTTCGACGCGCCCAGCCTCTTTGGCAAGTTCGTCGAATGACGGCATCACCACGCGGCCATCTTCACCCGTCGCAAGATGCGAGGCACGCTGCTCGTCGAGCCACTCTACAACCGCGCGTGCAAGCGCTTCCCAGTCGCCTTTCATCGCGTCACCTCGCTGCTACAGATGCCCTCGGCGAGCTCCTTACGCACGCTCTCATAGGCCGCATGGCACGTCGTCGTAAGCTTCGGATCTCCAGTGCCGAGGCAGTAGCGAGCAAGAGCCGCCGCGGAGCGAGCGGTGCCAACGCACGGAGACGTCGCGCAGCCAGCTGCAAGCGCCGCAAGAATGATGATCGACTTCACGACTTGCCTCCTGCGGAGAGCTCGGCAATCGACTGCACCATCTTAACCGGATCGAGCCCGATGGAGCGCACAAGGCGCGTCAACGCGGCGAAGCGCGGGTAACGCTCGCATCGCTCGACCCACTGCTCCGGCGTGCGCGTGCGGAGGACGACGTTCAGCACAGCCGAGACAATGGGCCACGCAATAGCAAGGTGTTCGATGCTCATGGCTGCGGCCTCACTGAGTTGAGCGTCGCTTCGATACGCGCGAGCTTCTCGCCGTGGATCTGAACGATGCGCTCGAGCTTTTGCACGTCCTTGTTCAGGGTGTCCTCGATACGCTTCATGTTCGATTCGACGCCATCAAGACGCGTTTCGATGCGCGTCATGGAGTTCGTCAACTTGCTCCAAGCGAGCACAAACCCGCCAATCGACGTGGCCAGATTGACGAGCGCGAGGGCATCTTGCATGGCGGGCATACTATCACTTCCCGATGATAGTCCAAGCACCAGCGCCCCAATGAATCACGGCGCACTTGAACAATCCGCCGCCCGCTGGAGCTGCACCCCACACCGGAATCGCGTTGTTGTCGGTGACGATAGCCATCGTTCCGGTAGGTGGCCCCACTGGGAGCGTGGCGACGGTGTACGAGTCGAGGCCAGGACCAACCGAAAGCCCATCGCTTTGAGATGCCGGATCGGTGCTCTTGACGCGAAGGTTAGCCGTCGTGTTGTCGAGCCAGATTCGCCAACCTTGCATTTCGAAGATCGGAAACGTGCCTCCAGCGACAAGCGTACGAAATCGGAAGGCATTGGTGATCGCACGGAACGCGAGCCGCATGATACTCGTCGCCGTGGTCTGCACATATTCGGTCGTGCTCGTCGTCGTCTTGACGGTGCCCGTGCCGTTGTCAGTCTCCGTGCCAACGATGATTGCATTTTGCACAAGTCTTGTGCGCGATGCGGTTCCGAGCAGGTTGTAAGCTGTCGAACCCGTGCAATCGATCACCGATTGCGAAACCGTAAGGTCTTCACACGCCGCCGCGTAAACTCCAACAGTCGTCGCGGCTCCGTTGATGCCGACAATCGAGCAGCCATCTAGAATGACCGACGAGGCAAGGCCACCGCCACCATCGACCGAGACGTGACGCAGCGTCGCGCCGCTTCCCACGACCTCGGATGAGCAACCGAAAAGGCGAATATCGCGCACCGCCTCGACGTTCACGTTTCGCACTGCGTTCGTTCGGAACGCGCTCCCGGTGAACGTGGCCCAGCGAGGCGAAGCAGCGCCGCCATCCTGCGAGATGGTCACGCCATGTCGCGAGTTTGATTCGAACGTGCAGCCGCGTACGTCCACAAAAAACGCGCTGTCTCCAATGAGAAGACCATCCGACGTGTTCACCCGCGACCAACAATCGATGATCGAAATGTGCGCGCCGAGCTGCACCTTGATTCCGTCCGTACCGTGCGCGCTAAGGTCGAGGCGCTCGAGCACCGCTTGCGAGGTGTACGAGAGCAACACGCCGGGGCCGGTGCCTGGTTGTCCCTCGATGCTCATGTCGGCGATCGTGATCGACGTGTTCGGGATGATCGCATTGCCGATGCTCGCGATGGCCGCGCCGTCGCCCACGTTGCGAATCACCGTCGCTTGCCGTCCAGCGCCGCGCAGCGTCTTCCCCGCTGTGACCGAGCCGATGAGAATCGCCGGCGTGCCTGCTACCGTGTTGTCCACGAGGTAGCCGCCTTGCGGAAAGTAGATTTCCTGTGCAGGCGATGCGATTGCGGCAAGGATCGGAGCGGTCACGTCAACGAGGAACGTGCCTGCCTTGACCGCAGCGATTTGCGCGGTCGTCATGAAATCGAAGACGCTCACGGTGTCTTGAAGCTTCGATTCGACCGTGCGCACCTGCGAACCCGTGTCGCCTTGCGTGTAGTCTACCTGCGACGCGTCGAAGTTACCCGTGATGACCGACGCCGGAAAACGCTCGCCAGCGTTCAGCGCGGTGAAGACAAGCGAGTTCGTCGAGTCGTTGACCGTGATTGAAAAGTCGTTTGCGTTGACGTAGAAGCGCGCTGCCGCACCGTTGTTCGTCGGGTAGCCGTTCGTCGTGCGAATCGGCTGAGCCGCAGGCACCGTGCACGCTGCGTCCCAGTAGGCCGTGATGGGCGTGTTGAGCGGTAGAGCCCCTGCCGCGCCAACGTAGATGTAGCCAGCCTCGATAGGATTCCCCGCGCGGTCGTGGAACTGCGGGAATGGCTCGGTGACGGAATAGGCGCTCATGGGATTGGTTCCTGCGTAGGTTGCGTCTCGGCGGTTTGACCAGCGAGAATGGCGTTACGGATGAAGAGCTGGCGATCGCTCATAGCACGCGGAAGCCCAGCAGCCTGTGCGAAGACGTCAAACTTTGGAGAGCTCGCAAGTCGGTTGATGGCCTTTTGTTGCGCCGTCGGGTTCCCTGCGGAGTCAATGACGAGCCGATGAAACTCAGGCGAAAGAAGTACCGCATCAGCAGCTTTTGCGGCGGTGGTTCGGTTCTTCGAAAGCGCAGAGTTCAGCCCAGCGGCGACGCCAGACGCTAGGCCAGCGCCACGAAAGCCAGCGGCAGAAGTCGCCATTTCAATCGGGATTCCGATCGCAGCCTTCGACGCGACTCCGTACACGGCATCCATAAACGAATCCGCTGCCTTAAGCTGTTCGTTCGCCTCGCGAAGACGACCCGTTCCAATGTTCTCGCGTGTCGCCTGCGCGATCGACTTCGACATCTTCGCGAGATCGTCGAACGCCGACTTCGCACCCGGCGGCAGGTTCGCGAAGACCGTCGCCGCGGCCTGCTTGTTCTTGCTCAAGTTCTCGTAGAAGTTCGAGAACGTGTTGAAGTTGAGCTCGCCGTTCTTCGTCGCGCGCCCGAACGCGGAGCCGAGCGCCGAGACGACGACGTCCTTGCGCATCGAGTCGGGCACTGCCTTGACGATGCTTGCGAAACGGTCCGCATCGCCTTTCGAGAGGCCAGTCGTTGACGTCATAAGCTTTGTGACAAGCGACTGGTCGAAGTCCTTCCCGAAGAGCGACCCGAGGTCGTCTTCGAGACCCTTGCGAAGTCGCACCGCTTCCTTTGCCTGCGCCCACTTATCGGCGACGCCTGCGGCCTGCGCTGCGACCTCTTGGTCTTGCGAAATGACGTCGCGGAGCTGCTTCGCGATACGTGTGCTTCGGTCGGGAACAACGCCAGGGCCTCCGGCAATCTCTCCAACGTCTTTGCGGAGCTCATCAACGAGCGAATACGTCGGATGAATCTCTTTCACCGACTTTCCGCTCTTCGACGGAATGCGCTGCGGGGTAAGCTTTGCGAGAAGCTCCTTTTCAATCGGCGTAAGGTTCTCGACGCCGTTCATCTCCTTGATGCGGCCCTGGATGAAAGCGAGCGTGTTGTCAGCGCGAACGCGCGTGTTCGATGGAAGCGCCTGCGCAATCTCTCCATAGAGCGCGTCCGACTTCGACTTCAGTGCTGAAGCCTGCGACTTGAGCTCGGTTCGCACTCCTTCAGAAAGCGTCGAAAGGTCGCGCGTTCCACCAAGGTCTTCGACAAGCTTTGAGGCGCGTTCGCCGATTTGCTGAAGACCTTCCATCTCCGCAGCCCGCGCTGCCGAACCAGGAACAGATTTCACCGCCTGCCCGATCTCGCGCACGACCTGACTCGTCGAAACGTGATCGGGTTGAAGGTACTGCGTGATCCCAAGACGCTCGGCCGCTGCGACTGTCTCAGGGCTCGCCTGTACTTCAGTCGCAAGACGCTCAAGCGCCTTTCCACTAAACGGTGACTCGACGGCCTTTTTTGCTTCTTTGCCGAATGCCTCGACGGTGAGCGCGTTCGGCATCGCTCGACCGCTTGCTGGCATCTTCCCACCGAGTCCGCCGCCGATAATGGCAGCGGCAATCTGAGAGCCAGCGCCGAGGCCAAGCTCAGACGCTGCCTGCGCTGCTGACGAACCAACGATGTCGGATGCAATCTGCGACGCGGGAGCTTCGGCGAGCATCGCGCCAGCAGCCTGTGCAATCGGCGCGGCGCTCTTCATGAGCGCCTGACCTGCGGCAACGCCACCGACGCCGCTCGACACGCCACCCGCTGCGGCCTGAAGGATGCGCTCCGTTGCGGACGCTGGCTCTGCGACGCCTGCCTTTGTCAAAAGGCCGTGCAGTTGCTCGACGAATGGCTTGTCGAGCCCAAGCAGTTGAGATGCACCATACGCCGCAACGCCGAGACCAGCGCCAGCGGCAAGCGGGATGCCTGCCACCGGAGCCGCAAGCGCACCGACGCCAGCCATAACCGCCGCAGGCGCCACGCCGCGCGTGATGGCCCCGCCAATGCCCGCGAGCGTGGTCTCCTCTGGAGCAGTCCCCACGACTTGACCAGCGCCAGCAGGGAGGCCCGTCGGCGTTCCTGGACGCGGAACGACGAGCGGCGCTTCAGCGCCAGGGGGCGCTACCTCTGCACCGTACTTTGTGTATGACGCGCGGGCGCCTTCGAAAGTCTTTGGAGCAGCGGGATCTGCGGCCAGTGCAGATGCCGCTGCGGCATTTCCACCACTTCGTGCCGCGTAGGCCGCTTGCGCAGCAGCGCCGATTTGCTCCGGTGTCGCACCCTCAGGGCCTTCAAGGCGCAGCTTCGTTCCGTCGGGGGCGGTGACGTTGTAGATGGCCATTATTGCCCCTCAGGGGTCCAGGTGAACCCACCAGGAAGAACGATTGGAGACGTTTTAGCAGGGGCCGCTGCGGCTCCGCCGCCGCCCATTCCTCGCGCCTTCTCCATCGCTTTCGTCATCGTGCTTTCAATGTACTCGATATTGCGTTGGAGACGCTCCGGGGATTGCGTCAGGCTCAGGTTCGCGATCGAAGAAGCAAGGCGATCGCCCTCTTTTTCACTGAGCGCGCCCATGCCCTTCATTTGCTTGATCTGCTTAAGAAATACCTGATCCTTTAGCGTTTCGATCGCCTTTTCAGCGTCCGCTGAAGCTCCAGAAAATGTGGGAGCTCGTCCGGTAATGGGCCCAGCAATTTCTTTAAGGATTCCGAAGTCTCCCTTGGGTCCCTTGAGAAGGGCGACCGTATCCACCACCCGCTGGCCCGCGTCGATGGCGCTTTGAGCTCCACCCTCGCCACGCTTCGCAGCGGCCTCCGCGCGCTCCTTCTCACCCTGCGCAGCCAGAAGCGCGACTTGTCCAGGCTCCATCGCGTCGATGTGCTTGATCTCGCGGAGCGTCTTTTGAGAGTTCGCGAACGAAGCGCCTGCGGCAGCTTTTGCCGCCGTCGTCTGCGCTTCTTCCAGCGCGATCTTCGCCTTCCGCATCTTCTCTTCTGTCGCGGCGATGATCTCGGCAGTTTTGCCTTCGGCAACTGCCTTAGCAATCTGCCCAGGGGCCATGCCTTCCTTCGTGCGCAGTTCAGACTGCGCAGCGACGTTCTGAATAAACTCCTTCCCACCAGGCAACGCAGCAAGGTGAGTCCCGACGAACATTTCAGCGTCTTGCGGGTTGAGGACGGCCATCTCGGCCGCGTGTTCGTATGCCTTCGCCTCTGGCTCGTTGCCCGCATTGCGCGCAGCGTCTGCTTTTTGGGAAAGAAGGTAGTTTGCGGCTTCTTTGTCCCCAGAACGAAGAGCTGCAAAGATTTGGCCTCCGAAAAGAAGGTCTTGTCGCTGCTGTTCTTTCGTCTTCGCTTCAAACGACGCGCGGACGTTTTCAGCCTGCTCCTTGGGAAGCGTTGCGCTCAGTCGTTCGTAATCGTCTGGCGTGCGTTCACTTGCGGGCTTGTCGTAAAACGCCTTCACCGCCGCCTGCTGGTCCGCCTGCAACTTCGCCTTCGCCTGGAGCGCCTGATTCTCCAAAAGCGTTTGCTGCCGTTGCGCGGACGTAAGATCGGCGCGCTCCATGAGCCCGGCGAGCTGCACGCCCTGTTGAAGTCCCGACGTCACCGCCTCAGCAGGGTTTGGGACGTTGAGCATGTAAGAGAATGGTTGTGCCATGTTCGTCACTTTGCGAGCGGGCCTTTGCCCATTGCACCAAGACCGCCGAGCGTGCCGAGCGATCCGCCTACGCCGCCAAAGATGTTTGCCATGCCTTGCCCTTGAGCCAGCGCGGACCCTGCCTGCGCCTGCCCCATCGCGCCGAGCTGGCCCATGACGTTTTGCGCGCCTTGCTGGCCGAACCCAGCTACGTTGCCGGCCGCTTGCTGCCCCATGCCGGCGAGACCGCCAAGGCTTGCCATCTGTTGCTGAATGAGCTGCGAAAGCATCGCAGGGCGGAACTGCGCAAGCGCCGCTTGCGTGTTGCCGCCGCGAAGTCCACCCGTCGCGCTTGCATTCTGCAAGATGCCAGTCTCGCCCTGCTGAACAAGCGCCTGGAACTGCGGGCTCTGCTCAAGTTGAGCAATCGCCGCGCGTTGCGCGTCCGCACCGCCGAGGCCCAATAGCGCCTGCTGCGCACCGAGCGCGCCTTGACCCGCTTGCATGTACGGCGCAAGGAGACGCTCAGATTCGGCCTGCTGGCGGCGCTGCTCTGCGATGGCGGCTTCGCTCGCCGAACGCTGCGCGCCCGACGCTTCCTCGGCTGCGCCCTTCTGCGCCATGTATCCGCCGATACCGCTAATAAGCGACCCTCCGATGACTGCGGCGCTGATTGGCTCAGGCATGTTCAAACTCCTTCAAGTAATCTTCGAGCGACTCGCCATACAGCCCCATGACGACGTGGGCCTTTGCGTGCGCAACATCTGGACCGTAGCAGAGATTCAGCGCGACGAGCACTACGTCATAGTAACTTGCTCGCCAGGAAAAAGACTGCGCGCTAGCCCACCCATCGCGTTCCGCCCTGTCGCTTGCCTGCCACTTGAGAATGGCCGTCGAAAGCGCAGTCCCAAGCGATTGAGGATGCGCAAGAAAGAACGGGTGACACGGAAGCGCGACAAGCGTGTTCCAAATGAGCTTGTCGAGCTCCTTCCGCGTCACCTCGTCGCCGTCGGCGTAATCGTCAAAGGTCTGGATGCACTCCCAAAGGATGGAGAGCCAATCTGCCGCAGACGGCGGCAGTTCCAGCGCGTCTTCAAGTAGCCGACGAATGGAGGTCATTCCTCCCCGCACTCCTCCCACGCCTGGCAGCTGCGCAAGTCGTGACAGCAGAAGTCAAACTTCGTGCAGAATCCACGAAATCCCGCGTCAACGTCAAACGAGTTCCACGGGATCCGTTCCATCTTCACCTGCATCGCCGTCGAGTTGTCGTAATACTCGCAGTTTGAGCAGCGACGGCGGCGCGCTTCGGCTTCGTCTACCTGCCACGCCTTCGCGATCTTGCGCCAGTAGTCCGCGTTCGCGCCGCGCTCGTTCGATGGGAGCTCGGGACCGAGCATCCAATCCTGGACGACCATAAGCGTGTTGCGCTTGTTCTCGCTCGTAGACGGGAACGGCTTTTCGACGGGGATTCCAAGCATCATCATGTGAACTCGACTCCGTTCGCCTGGACGTACAGCACGCCAGCGGCGCTCGATACGATGGACACCTCGTCGCCTGGATAGAGCAGCGCACCAATGACCTCGGGACAAAGGTAGCACTCGCCGGGGAGGATGGTCTTGTCTTTGATGCGTTGAGACGCGCCAGCAGGCCCGACCCAGACTGAAAACTGCACGTTCGCCACGCCGTCGTTCGTGAATGCCATGTAGTCGATGCGCACGCGAGACGACGTGCCGGCCGTGTACTTCGTGGTTTTGACGTTCGGCGCCTGCTGCGGCGAGATGATCTGAATCGGCGTGACGGCCATCGGTTAGCCCTCCTGCGTGACGGTGAGAATAACGGACGGGATAGCAGGGACGGGAGCCGCTGCGGGAACGTACTGCATCACGACGCTAACGTCGTCGGTGGCCCACATGAGCTGGACGCCATCGTTCGGCGCAAGGTCCAAAAGCCAGTTCCAGGCGGGCACCGTCTCAGCGTTGTTTCCCTGGATGCGCACTTGCGACGCGCTGTCTGGCACGTCAACACCATTGATGCGCGGCCACACCCACCAGTTAGCGGTGCCGCCTCCAGCCTTGTCGAGCTGCGCCGAAAACTCAAAGTTGTACACGCCGCGATCGGCGACCGTGATGATCTCGCTTGTTGCCGCGTCGAGCCATACGCCGCGCTCGATATCCGTCGAGCCAAACACCATCGCCGTCGCGACATTTGGGAGGCCTGCGCTCTGCGTCACGTTCGAATGCCATGCGCCCACTGCACGGCGCACAGGCACCGGAGGCGGAAGCGTTGCGCCCACCATTGCAAGCGCCTCGACGGCCGCTAGAGCGCGTTGCGCAGACTGAGCGACCGAGAGTGCGGTGCTGGCGTCGATCGCCTCGTCTTGGGCCAACTGCGCGACCGCAGCGGAGAGTTTTCCAACGCCCGCAAGTGCGGTACCGATGTCAAAGCGAAGCGCGTCAACGTCAACGACCTGCGCGGCGTTTTGCGCATTCGTGAAGAGCTGTTCAAGCTGCTTGATCGCCCGCGGGTCGTCGCCGACGAACGCGGCAATCTGGCTGCGCGTGAGGATGAGCTTATTCGTGGCCATCAGTAGACCAGCGGCTCGACGGTTGCCTCAAGGCGCGCAAAGGCAAGGTTACTGCGCGTGTCGCCCGTGAATCGCTGAATGCGCCAGTTGCGCATATGTCCTTGGCCAAACCAGACAAGACGCTTTGCGCGTGAGCCTTGCCTTCCGCTTCGGATGCTCTTGTCTACGCTCCACGACACGCCGTCGAGCGTGTAGGACGTCGAGATGAGCGGGTCTTCGCCAAGCGCAACGGAGCCCGTCAGCGCGACGAGCTCAAGCTGGTTGAACACGAGGCCTTTGCTTTCGTTGTACGCGATCGGCGTCGAGAACTCCCATCGCACGTCCGAGCCAAAGTGCGATCCGGCCGTGTTCGTCATGTAGCCGAAGTCGGGCGTGGTGACGTCCGCAACGTTCCAGCGTCCGTAAGCCCACACCATGAAGCGCGCGCGGTACGTCGCAAAACCTTGTGTTGCGCTAGTGAGCACGAACCAAACCGGAGCCCCAGCGGCCTGCGTCGCCGTGTGATCGTAAACGATTGTCCGGTCTGGCAGGTGAATGTAAAGATGCTCGTGCGCGTTGTCGTTGCGGCTTTCGACGACCGTGTCCGCGAGCTGCGTCTCTGAGAACGACGCGAGGAGCTGGTCAATCTCGCGCGTGGAGATCTTCGTCGCGTTCGCGTTGTTCGCCAGGTAGACGCCGGGCTGCTCGTTGCGGCCAGAACCGACGAAGGCGATCGTCTCAACGAAGACGGTGCACGCGCGCCCACCGATGGCGCCCTTCTGGCACTGCGCACCTTCGATGCGCTGGAACGGAAACCCAAGACCGCCGACGTTGTCGAAGTACTCGATCGTGTAACGGTTCAGAGCCGCGACTTCGTTGCGGAGTCGCTGGAGCGCAATCACAGGGTCGGGGTCCGCTTCGCTCGACCCATACTTCAGTGGCGAGACGGCATATGGATCATTGAGCTCCGTAACCGTCAGATACTCGCCGTCTGTCACCATGAAGTAGCCGTCAATCCAACAGACGTCGTTGACCGTGCCGAGGTCTGGGTCGGTCACCTGAGTGAGCGTCGTTCCGTTCGTGTAGTAGAGCGCCGCGCCGGAGTTCACCGCAAGCAGGTCAAACGAATAGTCGAACGAGACGGGGCCACCCGTGCCGACGTCGCCTAGGTCGGTGACGTTGCCGAGCTCGTCAATGCGCACAAGGCGCGAGCCCATGACGCGGTAGAGCGATCCGTTCCAGTTGATGCCTCCTCTAGCCACGCCTGGCCCCGTTCCTTGCAGCGTGAAGCCATCCGCCGGGCGCAAGTACGCATCCGAAATGCCCGTGCCCATCGGAACAGGCACAAGATTTACCGGGTACGCTGTGCGGAAATCTGGCGTTGTGTTGGCGTACACGCCAGCAAGGAGCGGGATCGAAGGCATGGTTACTCGTTAGCAGGAGCCGGAACGACTGGCGCTTCAGCGCGCGCAGGCTCGACGCCGAGCTCTTTTGCAAGCACCGTCAGCGATTCGTGAATCGCCACGACGTGGTGCATCTCAAGCAGGCCGCTCTTCGTTGCGTGCGCAGCAAGGTTTGCGAGATTCTGAAAAGCGTCCTTGGGATTCATTGCACAGGTTCCTCGGCAAGCGGCGCTGGCGTCGCATCCGGCACGATCTCGACGATCGTGAGGCCGAGCTGCGCGGCGGTGTAGGTGTAGAGGTAGTCGTCGTCGTTGCCCCATGCGGCGTAGGCGTCGCCGTCGATCGCGAGCTGGCCGAAGCCGACTTGGTTGTGATCGGCGTCGATCAGTTGCCAGCCCCAGCCTGCGCGTGAGCCGGGGAACACGGTCACATTGGCGATGTAGAGGCCCACGGCGGGCTTCGGAAATGCGGGAACGGGCTCGATGATTGCGTGCATGATGCCTCACTGTGAACTGAAATACGTAATAGAAAAAATGACGCGCTTGCCTGTCATGTCGGCGTTTGTGCGTCGTGTTGATACCGACCCTGAATAAAATGCGATTTCCGCGCCACTGCACATAACGGAAAGATCAGAAAGACCGCCAGCCCCAGCGCTTTGAAAGGCTACGCTCCCTGCATGCCAATTTCCTTTTGCCCCGATTGGAAGTGTAAGGCTCGCATTTGCTACGCTTGCGGTTGCTGGAAACGTAACGTCAACGCAAATCGTAACCTTTTTTCCGACTTGGATATACTCGCACGAGGTAATGCTCAGCGCGAGCCCAGCTCCGCTGTTGTCCGCAATCGTCCACGCCTTCCCACCAGATCCAGCGGTCCCGCCGTCAACGTAGCAGTCAATCGTGTTCGGGTCGGTGTTCCCCGGCGTGGCGGGGAGTTTGAGGCCTTGTTGAGAGCCGGACGCGTCAAACGACATTCCGGCGGTGGTGCCAAGCTGCACGCCGCTGTTACTGAACGTGTACGAAATCACATAGGATTCCGACCCGATCGCACCGCTTGCAGTGTAAAAAATACCCTTTGGGCTTTCAAACCCAAACAGAATGCCCGTGTTTGTCGTCGTGTTCGAAAATGACAGGTACGAACTCGACGCGCTCGCGATCGACGAACGAACGCCCGAAGCTGCCGGCGCCGTACTTGTGCCAAGCAAGAATCGCCCCGCCGAGTCGATGCGGGCGGCCTCCGAGCCTTGCGGTCGAAAAATGATCGGATTGGCGGCCGCTGAATCAAGGTACGCGGTTCCCAGACTTTTGAACACCGACCCAGCGGTGACAAGCAGGTCTCCGCCGAAACGGCCTTGGCCAACCACGTCCAGCTTGTACTGCGGCGACGACGTGCCGACTCCAAACCGGCTGTTGATCGTGTCGAAACCGACAATGCCGCCGATGACGAGAGCGTTCGTCGCGCTTGCCAGCGTCCACGTTTGAACAGCCGTTGACGCGAGGTTTCGCGCGACAAACGAAACCGTGGCCCCGTTGTCAGTGATTCCGCTGTTCGTCAGCGTCGTCCCCATCGCCCAAACGGGGATCGTGCCGGCGGTGCCGGAGCCTCCGACGGGAGCTGTTCCGCCTGCGGTGCCTTGAAGTGCTCGGAGCGACATTAGAGGCCCTCGCCAGGGATGATGTGCAGCGAGCCACCGGCCGCGCTGCTAATGTGCGCGATGTACTGATACGCGCGATTTTTTGTCACAACGATCTTCATCCCGGGAAGGATCGTGTAGTCTGCATCGAGCAGAGCGGTTCCGGTGGACGTCTCCTGAAATCGAATGGAGACGCGCGTCGCGCCGAGGTTCGTTAGCTCGACGGCCTCGGAGTTGTTCGGGAAGCTCGTGACGGCGCTTGCGACGCCAGGAGCGAGAAGGAGCCCGGCTCCGTAGTTCGGCGCGAATGCTTGGACGTAGTGACTCATGATGTGACCTCAGAGCAGATAGGAGACGGTCCAGCGACGCGCGCCGGCAACAGACGGAGGGACCGCATCGGCAAACGATGGAGACCCCGACTTGTGAAACACTGCGCGCCACTGGAGCGCACCCGTGTCGTAACCGATAAACATCTGCCATCCGTCAACGGGCGGCGACGCAACAGGCCAAGCGGTCGTGCCCGGCATAATGGCCGTCGGAAGACCCGTGAAGTAATCCGACGCACTCGTGAACGTAAACGTCGAAGGGTTCGGCTGGTTGATGCCGAGCTCAAGCGTGACGACGTTGCCCACGACCGTATAGCGCCCTGCATACGTCACAGCGCCCACAGGTGGCACCGCCAACGTCGCTACAGGCGTCCAAGTGCCCGACACCGCTCCGACCGCCGAACTCGCGATAAACCAGCTCTGGGAAGCAGCGTTGAAGCGCAGGAGGAACGAGCTGTTCGCGAGGATCGACGTCGGCGCGCCGTAAACCGCAAGCGCGCCGTTCGTCGCGATCGTGAGCGTCGTTACGCCCTGCGAGCAGAACACGAGAAGCTCCGTGCCGTCGGCGAGCTGCGCCGCAAGCGGAAGCGTAATCGTCATCGCGGCAAAGCTCGCGGTCGGCGTAAGCACGAGCCACGTCGGCGCAACGGTGCTTGCGACCTGCACGTTCGTACCGTTGACGTTCGGCGACGCGTACTGCGTGACGTAGTCCGGCGAGGCGAAGTTCGCCTCGACGTAGGCCAGCACGCTAGAGAGCGACGCCTTGCGAGCGTCGCCATTCTGCGAGGAATAGATCGGGATCTGGTCGGAACCCGTGAGAGTCGTTGCTTGCGAGAGCTGATTGATCGTCGGCATGGCTCACTCAAATTCAAACTGGCCATCGGGGCCAACGAGGAGAGGTTCAACTGGTCGAGGCAGGAACGGATCGGCCTGACGCGACCACGGCTTATTGCCAGCGCCCGCCGGCATCGTGCCAGGGTATTGCATTTGGCCTGGCATCGCTGCCGAAATGAGAATCGTGCTCAGCGATTCGCGGGCGCTCGCCATCGTCGCTGGCATGACCTGCCGGCCGAAACTTGGCGCAATCCTGCACGCAAGATTTGTGATGATCGCCTGATTCGCTCGGTCCGGCACGCCGGTCTGCGTGTCGAGGTCCGAATCCTGTGGAGAGAGCGGAAGCGGGTAGCCGAGGCGAATGCCGCGGCCGTTCCAGTCCGCCATCATCGCGTCGAGCCTTCGAAGCGCGCTCTGGTACTGCTCCGGCTGCAGGTCGAACGTGTAGGCCGCTAGGCCGATCTCGTCGAACGCAGCCTCAATAAACTGGCGCTTCGTGTAGCCCATGGCTCAGCCTTCCAGCGCCTTCGCGAGCTCGACCATGAGGCGCTTGTCGCTCCACCGGCCGTCGATCTTCAGCCCGAGCTCTTCAGCCTTCGCCTCGAGTTCAGCGCGCGTCGGCGCAACGTCGTCCGCTGCGGCGGCGGGTGCCTCAACAGCAACAGGCTTCGGCGCGATGCCGCTCTTGTCGGTCGTCCATCCTTGCGCGAGACGCTTTTCGAGCGTGCGTGCATCCTGCACGCGTTCGTAAACGACGCGCTTTCCGTCCTTGCGGTAGACGAAGCAAGGCGCGCTCACTTCTTCGCCTTCTTCTTCGCGGTCTTCTTCGCTTCGCGAGCAACTTCGAGCGCGATCGCGACGGCCTGCTTTTGTGGCTTGCCGGCGTCCATCTCCGCCTTGATGTTCTTCGAGACGGACTTCTTCGAGTAACCTTTTGCGAGTGGCATGCCCCGAGCGTAGCACGTCAAATGAAAAAAAGAAGGAGCGACCGAAGCCGCTCCTCCTTTCGCTTTCGCTCAGTGGATCACTGGTCGAAGAGCAGGATGCCGCACATCTCGGGGTTGAGAACCGCGGTGCCGTAGAGCACGTCGACGCGGTACTGAGTGAGGCTCGACGCGATGTCGAAGTGCTTCTGCATCACCACTTCGATGCCCTGATCGGTGGTCGCGCGCATGACGGCGACGCCGGCATTCTCCGGGATCGCGAGGCGACCGGGGAGAAGCTCGATCGCGCTCTTGTGCCAGAAGCAGTTGTAATCCGCGGCGGTCGTGTTGAGCCAGGTGACGGCGGCAGCCGCGAGGCCGACGCCATCGCGCTCGCAGTTTTGGTACTGGATTTCCGCCTGCGTCGGCGCGTTGTCGGCGCTGATGATCGGCGGAGTGATGACGACGGTGTTCGCCGCGCCGACGCTCACGACGCGGAACGTCTTGAGCTGGCCAGTGCTGCGCTTGGTGATGAGGTGGACGCCGTAGATGCCCTGGATCGTAAACGCGTCGCCCGCAACCACACCGACGTTGCTCGAGAGCGTGATCGTCTGGAAGCGGTTGTCCACGTTGAGACGGCCGGCGGCGGTGGTCGTGTACGAAACGGGGGGGTAGTTCGCGTTGCCGCCAGCGTTGAGCGTATTCACGGTGATCGCACCGCCAGCGCCCGCAGCCTGAATACGCAGGGCGTAGTCTTGCTTGAACGTGTCGAGGCTCGACACCATGCCGACGTAGGCGCGCTCGAACGCCTTGTCGGAACGGTTGTTCGTGCCGAAGGAGCGCGTGGTCCCAACAACGTTGCCCGCGAGACCGTTGTAGCTGCGCGAAGAAAGCGAGAGGAAGCGGTTGTCGCTCATCACGCCGGTCTCGTTCAGGAGCGAGTCGACAAGGGCGATGTCGTCGAACGAGCCTGCCGGGGTGCCCGTGGTGACCACGAGCGAGCCGAGCGAGGTCGCGGCCTGCATCACCGACACGTTCACGTCCGAGGCGAGGCGCTGGTTTGCACCGGCCGCGAGACGACCCTCTTGGAGCGCGTCGCGGAGCTCGACGCTGTTGAGCCCCCAGGCCACGGTCTTCGTGTCCGTGATGCTCGCAGGGACGGCGAGCTGCGCCTTGTCGGTGAACGTGACCGCAGAGCCGGGCGTGCTGGTGACGCTCGGCATGATGTACGGCTGCGGGCGCCACACGGTGCCGTAGTTCGGCGAAACGCTCGACGGGAACGCAGTGGTGCGCGCCGCGTCGGTCTGGTTGTATTTGTAGACCGTGACGTTGCGCGACATGATGAGGGCATCGTTGAAGCCCTCGAGCAGTTGGTCGAACGCGACTTTCTCTTCTTTGTTGAACGTATTTGCCATTTGAAAATCTCAGGTCTTTCTCGACTGTTCGCGAAGCTTCGCCTTGTACGCGACGACGCGTGAGCGGTCGCCGGTCCGGTCTGCCTCCTCTTCCAGTCGTTCGAGTTGCGAGTCGGTTGCGCCAGAGACCCGCGCGTTTGATTTCACGACGGTCTCGGGTGCGGATGCGGGTTTGCGGGGCGTAACTTTCAACTGCGTCTCCAGCTTCGCCACGGCGAAAGCGAACTTCACGGGGTCGGTGATGGCCTTGAGCTCGGCGAGCTTCGCCGAGTCCTTTCCAAGCGCGTAGGTGACGAGTGCGGGGTTTTCTGCGCCGCTGACGATGATCCCCTGCTGGGTCATGTCGAGGGAGCTTGTCACCGCGTGTTCAGACTCTTCGTAGTCGCGCACGCGAAGGGATGCTTTCGCCTTCGCGTACCCGTCAAGACGGGCCTGCCACGCTTGCCGCTGTGTCTCTTCGGCCTGCTTCTGCTTCTGCGCGTGCTCGTCTGAGGCGCGCTTCCGCTCGAACCAGGTTGCGAGTGCGGTCTCGTACTTCTCCGCGTCGTAGTCGAGGTCTTCGAGCTTTGGCTTCGGTCCAAGCGTCGGCGGTGATTGCTCGACTGGCGCTTGAGTAGTTCGGAGCTTGTTCTCGTATTCCCTAACCTTGCGCTCCTGCTCGCGCAGGAGCTTCCGCAGTTTGTTCACCAGCTTAGGATCACGTTCTTCCGCTGCTGGCGCTTCTTGCGGCGGCGCGTCGCCTACGGTGACGGTCACCTCGTCTTCGATCGCGTCTTCGTCCTGCTCTGGCACCTCGGCGGGTTGCTCGCCTGCGGGTTCCGTTTGCTCGGCCTCGGTTGCGGTCTCTTCGAGAATCTCCGTCTCCTGCTCTTCGGTTGTCATCACGTCCACGTCACTCGGGCATCGGCTGCCCGGAGGCCTGCGTCGGCGGTCGCGCGGTAGTGGCTCGCGCTATCGCTTCCGCAGTTTTGATGGCTTGACTCTGCGCGGAAATGTTGACGTTTGCAAGCGTTTCGACGGTCTTTGCCTTTGTCTCTTGACTCTTGGCGATTGCGAGCTGCGTGTCTGCCTGCGCCTTCATCGCGCGAGCCTGTGCCTCTTGCGCGGCCGCTTGCAGGTAGAGTGCTTGTGGATCGGGCTGTTGCTGCTGTTGCGCCGCGGCCATTTCCTTCGCTTCTTCGTCGGTCGGCTTGAGCACGCCCATCGTCACAAGCTTCTTGCGGAAGAACGGACGAACGTCGGCCATGCCCTCGCCGTCGAGGTTCAGCGCCAGCATGAGCTCGAGCACTCCCTTGACTTGCGGGTCACTCGACGCTTGCAGCGCGCCCGCAATCGTCCGCGTCGTAGCATCGCGCTTGCTCTGCGTAGACGGCCCCACCTCGGCCTTTACGTCGAAGTTCGCGCGCGACAGGTCGTTCTCAAGCTCGAAGCCCTTGTCGCCCATCATGGGGCGCTGGAGCTCGATCGTTGACACCTCGTGCTCCGGACCAACGCTCTTCATTTTGCGGCCCTCTTCGACGTAGAGCTCGCGCGCCATGCCGAGCCACACCTCACCGCAACGCTTCATCGCCTTCGCAAAATTCGACGTGTAAACGAACGTCTGCGCATCGACGCGAGACTGAATCGCCTCGACGGTTTTGCCGGACACATTCGAGACAAGCTTCTCTGCGTTCTGTGGAGAGCCAAGAACGTCCTGCAAGTCCTGCTCGGTCATTTGCAGGAGGGCGGCGAGAGCCGGCGGAACCTGCGCCGGCTTCGTGTACGCGATCGGACCTGCGGGCGCGATCGTTCCGTCCACCTGTGTGATCGGATTCACGAGCAAGAACGGGAAGTTCTTGATGTTGTCCTGCTCCCACATTTCTTGAACGCCGGTCACCTGATCGGGCAAGAAAATGGGCTTCTCAACGCTCGAAAGCGCGCTGATCTCGGCGAGCTTGCTCCGTTGCATGTTCGCGATGCGCTGCGCGTCCTTCGCGAGTCGGACGTGACCATTCGCGCGCTCCACGTTGTCGATGAATCGTCGCTCGGCGTAGGTGATGATGATCGGGATGTTCGGGCCTGCGACGTAGCCCTGATCTTCAAGCACGGCGCCGCCACTCATCACATACTTGTGCACGCGTCGCTTACGGCGACGGCGCTGTGGAAGCTCCACCGCTCCCGTGCTGTCGAGCATCTGCTCGAGCGACTCGTCGGCGTCGAAGTCTTCGCGCGTGTAGACCTGCTCGCTTCCGTCGAGCAGGCGAAAGACGCGCTGGACCTCGGACTTCTCTTCGACGCGGTAGTACTCGGCGACGTAGACGACCTCTGGGGACGACCAGTCGAAATATGTAGATTGCACCATCTTCGGCCAGCTCGCCGGGTCGTCGTCGTACGTCTCGCGGTACGCTTGCACCGTCATGCTCGAGAGCACGAACGCGAACCGCGCGTCGCTCTTGTCGTATCGCTTCGCTTGCAGGTCAAAGAACACGCTCGTGTCCGCGTCGAAGATCGGCTCAATGCGAATGCGCTGTCGCTCGTTCTCGTCGTCAAGCTCGTCCTCGAGCGTTGCGCGAAGTCGCCATGCGCCAATGCCTCCAAGCACGGCCTCCTCGAACGCGTTGTCGTACGCCTCGTCTGCGACCGAGTCGTCTTCGTCCGCGCGGTACAGCCCATCGCACACGTCGGCGAGTTTGTCCTCAGCGCCGTCCTTCGCGACAAAATCGACCGTGATTCGGTTCGCGCGGTACTCGCTGACGAGGCGCTTGATCGCTGGCGCAACCTTGTTGACCTCCAGGCGCGGCTTGTTCTCAAACTGCTGCTGAAGCTTGCCTTCCCACTGCGCTCCGGCAATCGTCGCGAAGCGTCGGTCTTCAAGACACTGTCGGCGCTCGTCTTGAAGCGCGCTCTGAATCTCGTCAAACTGCGCAAGCGCGTCTTGGTGCACTCGCGCCAGGCGTTCGGTCTTGGTCTGGGCCATGTGGCGACGGTATCACTTGCGCCAAGCGTGCGCCACGGGTTGCGGCACTACGACCGTCGGCGGTTTCGCGGCTGCGGTGCGGCGTACCGACTCGCATGCGTAGCGCAAGGCGTCGATGACGTGGTTATCCCGGTCTTCGAGCACCGGAAGCACCGCGCCCGTCAACGTGTCCGCCTTGTAGCTGTACAGTGTGAGCTCGTCGATCAAGTGCACGCAGCGCGGGTGCACAACGATGTCATGCGAGCGAAGCCACTCGACGCCCTCCTCGAGCGACCGCGGGCCTTTGACTGCCGCCATGATCTTCGGGTAGCCGTTGCGCCGGAGGTGCGAGATCGTCTCAGGCCTCGCCGAGTCGGCGACAATCGGCCAACGCTCTGAGCCTGGCACCGTCGAGAAGAGCGTCGGCGTGTCGGCGATCTCGCATCCGACCATGTACGCCTCGTGGTCGACGTAGAGCGTGCGCCCGACGATGTGGCAGCGCACGAGCACCGTCGGGTCGACGGCGAAGCCCCAGTCCGCGCCGAAGCGGTGCACAGCATCGGCAGGCGCTTCGAACTCTTCGACGCGCCAGTTTTTGAAGACGCGCCGCTCGGAGTTGCGCAGGTACTCGCCTTCCCAAACGTGGCGATATTTGTCGGGGTCGCGCTTGCGGTCGTACTCGAGTTCGGCGCGGAGAACGGAGGGGAACCAGGGGTTATCGCCGTGGTTCACCGTGAGCAGCTTCGAGCGCGGTGGCATCGTCGCCCCGCAGAACATCGCGTCGACGGGGTCGGTTTCAAGACGCGGGTTCCAACTGAAGATGAGCTGCGAGCCGGGCTTTCGGATCGTCGGGATGAGCACGTCAAGCGAGCCTTGAGAGACGCTCTGTGCCTCCTCAATCCAGCAAACGTCGATGCCTTCCATCGACTTCACTGAATCGATGTTCGTGCGAAGGCCGACGAAGAGAAAGAGCGACCCGTTCGCGCCGCGAATCTCCGTGTCTGTTGACGTGAAAAACGCGCGAAGTCCAGCGCGCTCGATCTCGTCGTCGAGGAGACGCTTCACCGAGTCCTTGATGCTCTTTTGAATCTCGCGAGCGCACAAGATGCGCAGCGGGCGTTGGGCCGCTCGAAGCACGAGCGCGCTCGCGATGGAGCGCGACTTGCCGCCGCCGCGACCACCACGCACGGCGATGTTGCGCAGCGCCTTGTCGAAAAGTACCGAGGCCCACTCGGGGAGCTCGACGTTAGCCATCGGCCTTCTTCGTGACAAACGAGACGGTCACCGCCGCTTGAAGCGGGGCCGAAGCATCGCCAGCGACCTCGAGCCTGTCGCCGTACTTCTTCGGGGCAAGCTTCGAGAGGAGCCACTTGCGAGTGTCTACCTGCAAGCGTTTCTGCGCGACGGCGCCCGAATCGGTCGCGCCCGCCGGAGTGATGGGCGCGGGCTCGTCGCTGATGCGCATGATGTCGCTCGCGATCTTTTCGAGCATGGATTCCCTAGCTTTCGCGTACTGGTCATTGAGTTCTGGCCGGTCGGCCAGTTCTTTCATGAAGACGCCCCAGGCGAGCTCAACGTCGTCGCACGCCTGCCGCGCGCTCATTCCAGACGCCATAAGCTCGAAGATTCGCTGAACCTTCGCGGGGCGTTCGGCCTGCGCGGCCTCTTGTTTCCGCGTTCGTGGCATGTCGTCACCCTACCTCAATTTCAACGAAGAGCCCGCCTGCATTCCGCAGCCGAGCCTCTGCAATCGCAACGTGCTTCGGGTCGAGATCGACTCCGATGAAGTCGAAGCCGTCGAGCAGCGCCGCCTTTCCGGTCGAGCCGGAGCCCATGAATGGGTCGAGTACGAGCCCACCGGGCGGCGTAATCAGCTTCACGAGCCAGCGCATGAGGTCGACGGGCTTTACCGTCGGGGAGCTCGCGCAGGCGCTCGAGGCAGTCGCCGGTGAGAAGACGGGCTTTCATGGCTTCACCTCTGGGATCCGATACCACGAACCCTTGGTCCTGCCCACCCGTTCAACCAATCCGCGCCGGCACGCTTCGATCAGCGCCTTGTGCGCCGTGGAGCGCCCCCACCCGGTCGCCGCTCTAATGACCGCAACAGTGGCGCGGGACGGTACCAAGGACGCCGTTTTGACGACGAGGGCGAGCGTGGCTAGGGCGGCTTCGTCAAAGCCTCCCTTGCGGCCCCTAGGGCGAAGGATTGGGGTCATGGCGATTCCTCAAGTGCGGCAAGGACAGCCTCGCACTCCGTCGGCCCGTGGGCGATGACGTCTCCAGCGCCGGACCACACGACCCATCGATCGACGTCGTGGCCAGTGGACGCATGCGGGTCACGCTCACGGCGCAAGATGCCGAGCAGCGCGCCAGCGGTCGCCGCGTCGGCGTAGTCGTATTCCCAGACGGCATCCGCCGAGGCCGGTCCATTGGGCGTCTCGTAGAACCGAAGGATGGCTCCCGACGACTCAACCAAGCGAACGGCGTGTTGTCCGTT